GCATACTCCATTAAAACGGCTTCTTTAGATAAACTCATATACTATAAATATAAAATTTATCATAAAATAGAAAACCCTTCATCTCTGAAGGGTTTTAAAGTTTTTAGTTAATACCTAATCCTTTTAAAAAGTCATCAAAATCCTCATCATCATCGTCGTCATCATCCTCATATTTTTTCATAGTATCTTCATATTCTTCTTCTTTAAGTTCGGCAATGATTTCATCAACCATATCTTTTACCATTTTCTTTCCTTTTGGTGAACTTGATAAAATTTCACGAGCCATTGCAAAGAATTCATTTGGGGTAAGTTCTGCAAACTTAACAAGGAAATATTGTTGTAAGTTTCTCTTATCATCATCAAATAATTCATCAGGATAAGCTTCACGGAACTTTTGCCAAATAACAGGACCTAGTCTCATATCCCATATTTCACCAACAACAGTGTCTTGTGAATTGATTACAGCTTCTTGTCTTGTTTTATCTTTTGGTAATCCGTATGTTCCTGCAATTTCCATAACACCTTTAGCAAGTTCATGAATAAGGATTGGTAAGTTAACACCACGAGCCTTTACTGTTGGTGGGTCAGTCTTAGCATCTAACTCAGACATACCATATGTTGACTCTCCACCACCTGCCATACCTTGAACCATTGAGTCAGGCATTAACCAATAAAGAGAATCTGCAAATGACATAAAGACACCATACATATTCAGTAATCTTGGGTTAATAGCATTTAACTCTCTGTTTAATAATTCAAACATATAAGAAGATTGTTTAGCAGCACCCTGAATAAGTGAATTGATAAACCTTCTTTTTGCCTTTTCCAAATCAAATTTTTCAAATGAATCTATAAAATCTTCAAGTTGTTCTTGTTCTTCTTCAGAACCAAACATATCTTCAATTTCTTCATCACTTGGTTCTTCACCTTTAGCCGATAACTTACTTGAGTCAATATCATTTGGTTTAACCAATTTTACATCATATTGTAATGCTCCTTCAGGAATACCAAATTCTTTTTGAACAAGTTCAATAGCAAGTTCCTCCAAGTATTCTTTGTTTTCAGATTCAATCTGTGCAATTTCTTGCATAGCGTTCATTACCATCATCTGAAGTCTCATCATTGAATTCTGTGATGTTACATCCTCAAGACCTGTATATCTTTTTAATCTACCGATAACATCTTTAAATCTTTGGGATGCAATAAGTTGTTCAAAGTTAGATGGTTTATCCGGACCTTCAGGTGTGATTTCAGGAAATGCCTTACTACCTGAATGAGGTGTTTCACCTTTTTCAAATTTAGATTGAATATCAGGAGCCATTTTTTCAGGTCCTTCATATCCGATAGGTGCCTCATTAATTCGGTTAACCAATCTTTTTACTAATTGTTCTTTTTTCATCTTACTCACCTTTTAATTTAATATTCATTTTGCCAAAATTCAAATATGATGGTAATTCACCCTTTGGTCTTGGTTCAGCATCAGGCGCTGGTTTGAAAGGATTTTTTCTCGTAGGAGTAGTTGTTTTTTCCTTTTCTTTAGTTCTTTCCTTTTCTTTAGTTCCTGAACCTTTTGGTCTTGGTTCAGTATCTGGAGATGGTTTGAAAGGATTTTTTCTTGTAGGAGTAGTTGTCTTTTCCTTCTCTTTTGTTTTTTCTTTCTCTTTAGTTCCTGAAGATTCTATCATTTCTGAATTTTCTTTAGTTACTTTTTTTCTCATTAAATTCATTAAATCTTTTTTAGTAATTGCTGGTCTTATATTTGCTTCAACAATCTCTCTCATTTTTTGTTCCAAAATTACTTCATATGGATTTTTACCTTCTTTTAATGACTTTTTGACACCAAGAACACATCTTTCAAATTTTTTATCTTCACCTTTAGTGTAATCATCTTTCTTTTTACCTTCCAATCCTAATGATGATGTACAAATTGCAAAAGGATTTTTTTCAACTTTTTTCTTTGTTGTTTTTTTACCCTCAATCATTTCCCCTTCTTTGGTTGTTGCCATGATTTTTTTAGTTGTTGGGTCTTGAGTAATAGTTACCCCATTAACTGTTGCCCCTTTATCACCAATTTGATAAGTTTTTTGATTCGGGTTTACCGGAATTGCTTGTTCCTTAGATTCAGATTTTTTAACTGAAGTCATTCTACCAATAGGTTTATCCATTCCGACAAAACCTTGAGCATTTATCATACTCTCGTGTAAGTTTTTAATTTCTTTCAATGTCATTTTTGATAAAGTGTTTTTACTAACACCCATCTTAATGATTTCTTGGATTTGTTTTTCTGTTACCATTTTCTTCAAATTCTTTATAATACTCAAGGATTATGTCCTTTTCGTATAGTTTATCTTTAACCTGTTGTTCACTCATTCCAAAGTGAAACACTAATCTATTATCTATATCACTATCTTTTTCCCATCCTAATGCTACGACATTATCAATAGCATCTTTCATACAAAAAAAATCGGAGTTTTGAATGAGCTCCATATCTATTCCGTCTCTATTCAATACTCCTACTTTTTTAATTTCTTTGGTATCAGGTGGTGTTGGGTTCCCATTCGCAGGATTTGTATCCCAATCATCACCAAATACTTCAGTCGTTTCTGAGAAAATAAACTCGTAAGTTTTATTTCCTCTATAATTCGCCCCTAGTCCGTTAATAAAAACTAAATAACTCATAGGATATTACCTTGTGGAGATACCTTAAGTTGTTTGTTTTTATTTTCAAACACTAAATTACCTTTATTAGTTTTACCTACAAAAGTAATAAATGGGAAATTGCTAACAATCTTTTTTGATATTTCAGATTGAGCCTCAGTTAATGATAACCTTTCAATTTCTTTTGAGTATCTTACTTTTCTTGATTCTGAAATAACTTTTTGTTCTTGTTTTTTTTCTTTAATGAACTTTTTTTCGTTTTCATTAACTACAACATATTTTTTCAAAATTTTATCTACTTGAGACTCTCCGAAAACTTTAGAAAACATTCCGTCTAAATAATCCGCTTCTCCCATCTCTTCAAGTTTTGGTTCTTTCTCTGTTGAAGTTTCCTCTTCTGAATCAACATCAAATTCATCACTTTCTTCATCTTCTGAACCCATATCATCCATTTCATAGTCGGACTCTTCCTCACCTTCAAATCTTGTTAAGATTTCTTCTTTATCGTCTTCGTCTAATAAATTTAAGTCTAATGCCGACAATATTGAATTAATAATATACTTAACATCTTTACTTGATAATTCTTCTTCATTACCTGAATAATCTCTAATCTTTTGAGCTAACTTTCCAGTTAACTTTTGGATAGATTTAAATGTAACAGGTTCTCCCTCACCACCTTCTAATGGTTCTTCATCGTCCTCAGGCATATCATCCATTCCACCCATATCATCCATTCCACCCATATCATCTGAAGGTAACGAACCATCTGGAGATATTGCCAAATCATCATCTGATGGAGGAGTAGGTGACGATTCAGGTGATGGTGCAGGTGCTGGTGATGGTGCAGGTGCTGGTGCTGGTGGAGGTAAATCTGAAGGTGCTTCAGTTGGAGCTTCAACCTTTGGTTGAGGGGTCTTCAACATATATTTTTTATCTTCAGTAAATAAAGATATACCTTCACTAATACCATTAACTCTATTAATTTCACCAGCCATTAAATTTAATTTTCTCATTGCTGCTGAATATGAAGAAAAATGTTTTCTATTTTTAATAGGGTCGATATATTCTGAAGTCGATTCATTTATATCTTTTTTAATAATATATCCTAATTTTTCTTTAACAATTGAATATCTGTTACCATCAGCCAATGTGATTCTGTAATCAATTGATGATGTTTCATTTATAGAATTTGGAATTGTTTCTTTATATCTAGCAATCTCCATAATTCTTTGTAATTTTTCAATTCCTTGTAGTTTTTCACTACCGATTGGTTTTAGTTTACTCATTTTTTTTAATTATTTAATCCATTAAATCCACCAAGGGTTATTGCAGTTAATTGAACAATAGTATCTGCAGAATTTGACATACTACTATATATTGGGTGTGGTTGTATTGATGAAGTACATGCTTCACAATTAGTCACACCTGTATAATTAATTAACTTATAAGTATAAGTTCCCGACGAAAGTACTGCCATATTATTTTTTCTTTATAAATATACAGAAAATTAAGATTTTTTTAGATTAAGTAAAAAATCTATCTTTTGTTCCATTAGAGAAAGTTCTTTGTCTAAAAGATTATTTTCCAAATTAAATAATTTTTCTAAATAATCACTTCTTCTTAAGTATTTAAACACCAAATTCTCATAAGAATATTCACCTTCTTTTTTAAGACCTGAACTCCTATATTTTTTAAGTTTTTCTTTAAACTTTTTAATATATTCTCTTGCCTCATCAATATCTTTTTCAGTTGCGTTATCCACAACAGTGTCAATTTGACTTTTCCAGTGATTAATTTTTGATTTAAGAATTTTAGTATCAATATTTGAATCTTCTTTTTCAGGTTTTACATCCCATTCATCATATAGGACTGAATAAACCCCTGAACTAAAATGTGCTTCAGTAGCGTTTTGAACATAAAGTTCTACTTCATACCCAAAAATTTTAATATCATGATTTGTATTAAAAATAGTTTTTTTAACTTTAAATAACTCTTCGTAAAGAGATAGTTCAGTATCTGAAAATTGAATAAAATCACAAACAACATGTAAATCAATATCTGAATACTCCGACCAATTATAATTGGCTAAAGAACCTGTGAAAATAACATCCTCAATTAATAAAGGGACCCCAATAAAATCAATAAATTCATTAGCAGTTTGAAGTAATTTTTCTCTCACTTCCGTTCTCAATTGCATATTCTCATCCCAAATTTTTGAGTTGAGGTTATCTTTAGAGAAAAAACTTTTGATTATATTATTATCTTTCACAAATAATAAATATCAACTAATTACAATCTTTTATACTTATAAACTTTTGCAATATTTTTATTAAAAAAACTTCCTTGTGATTCCGCCATTCTAAATTTTGTATACACATCATGTGGTACACCTTCATATTCATATTGAACACCTGTTTTAAAATCAACAATTAGTTTTTTACTTTCGGTGTTAAAATCAGTTTTACTGATATTAGACGATTCAATTTCACAGATAATGTTAGTTCCTTTGATTGTTTCTTTTGTAATTGCCATAACTTTTTTTTTAATGATAAATAATTTTGAATTACATTTGTAGTTGAATTTAAGAACAAATTCATTTAATTTTAATAAAAACTATTTTATGACAGATTCAGTTGAAGAGGGTGGGAAACTACCAAAAAAAACAGAGGTAAATTCAAATACACCTGTGTTAGACAATTTTAGTCGTGACCTTATTAAACTTGCCGAAGAAGGTAAGTTAGACCCCGTTGTCGGTAGGGAAGACGAAATATTACGTATCGCCCAAATTCTTTCAAGAAGAAAGAAAAACAACCCAATTATCATCGGTGAACCTGGTTGTGGTAAGACGGCAATTGTTGAGGGATTGGCAATGAAGATTTTTGAAGGTGATTGTCCAAGAAACTTGGTTGATAAACGTATTTTATCATTAGAGATGAATTCGGTTGTTGCAGGAACAAAGTATCGTGGTCAATTTGAAGAACGATTAAAGGTTATCCTGGAAGAAATTCAAGCAAACCCAAATGTTATTTTATTCATCGATGAAATCCATACGATTGTAGGTGCAGGTAACGCCTCAGGTTCAATGGACGCTTCTAACATTTTAAAACCTGCATTATCAAGAGGTGAAATACAATGTATTGGAGCAACGACATTGGATGAGTATAAAAAACAAATTGAGAAGGACGGAGCGTTAGATAGACGTTTCCAAAAAGTGGTGGTTAGTTCTTCAACAAAAGAAGAAACATTACAAATCCTTAAGAATGTTAAAGACAAATACGAAAATTATCACAAAGTAAATTATACCGATAATATTCTACAAATCTGTGTTGATTTAGCCGAGCGATATATCACCGACAGAGAGTTTCCCGATAAGGCATTTGATATTTTGGATGAAGTCGGAGCAAGAGCTCAAGTAGATGTAAAAAATCCTGAAATAATTGACGAATTAAAACGTCAGGCATTAGAGATTAAACAACAAAAATTACTTGTTGTTAAAAAACAGAATTACGAAGAAGCTGCGAACTTAAGAGATAAAGAAAAGAAAGTTTTATCACAACTTGATATTGAAAAGAAGAAGTTTGAACAAACTCTTTTGGATAATAGAAAAACAATTTCAGAAGAATTGGTTTACGAGGTGGTGTCAACAATGACAAAAATACCTCTAACAAAACTTAATTTAGACGATAAGATTGCTCTTATTAATTTAGAAGAAGAATTAAATAAATCAGTAATTGGACAAAAAGAAGCGGTTACAAAGATTGCAAAATCTATTCGTAGAAATAGATTAGGTATTAAAGACCCAAATAAACCAATTGGTTCATTTATATTTTTAGGTTCAACAGGTGTTGGTAAGACTTTATTGGCAAAAGAATTGGCAAAACAAATCTTTGGGAGTGATGAAAATCTTATCCGAGTTGATATGTCTGAATATCAAGATAAACATACCGTATCTCGTTTGATTGGTTCACCTCCAGGTTATGTAGGATATGATGAAGGTGGACAACTTACAGAACAGGTAAAGACCAAACCATACTCTGTGGTATTATTTGACGAGGTTGAGAAAGCACACAAAGACATATTCTCAGCATTACTTCAACTATTGGATGAAGGGTATATGACAGATAGTTTTGGAAGAAAAATCAATTTCAAGAACTGTTTAATCATTATGACTTCAAATCTTGGGGTAAAAAAGATGCAAGAGTTTGGAGCGGGGGTTGGATTTAGTAAGACAGGTAATGTTTATACCAACGAAGAACTTAAGAAAACAATGTTAAACAAAGAATTGAAGAACCACTTCGCACCTGAGTTTATCAATCGTTTGGATGAGGTAATTGTATTCAACACACTTCAAAATGACGATATTCAAAAAATTGTTTTGGTTGAGGTCAACAAATTAAAGTCTCGTTTATCAAAATTGGGATACAACATTAACTTCGGTCAGTCAGTAATTGACTTTGTTTCAAAAGTTGGATTTGATGATGTTTACGGAGCACGTCCTTTGAAGAGAGCAATCCAAGAAAAGATTGAAGACTATATTTCAGATGAAGTATTACGTGAAAAAATTGTAATGGATAAGTCCTACAATATTGAAATCAATGAGGAGGAAGTGTCAATATCAGAAATTGAAGTACAACCTGATGAAACACCGAAAGTGAAAAGACCAAGAAAGAAAAAGGGGGAATAAACCCCCTTTTTTATTTTTAGAAATTATATAATTGTGACCTATGGATAAATTCGTATTTCTGATTACCAAGTTCTTCAATCAGTTTTTTACCTGTATTCATACCAGCAAAAACTTCATGGACAACAACATATTCATTTGGTGTGTGATAGTTGTGATAACCAATTGAGAAGTTGATACAAGAGAAATCAAACTTTTTACGTAGTTGCCAAACATCAGTGTAAGGATGTTGCATATATTGAGGTTCAGACAACATACCTTCAGAAAGAACTTTTTTAGCTTTTGACTCAAATTCAGAATCCGTTTCAAAAACTTTAACACCGTAACAATATTCTGTTACCATGTAATCGTGAGGGGCGTCAAACTGAATAGCATAACCTACATTACTAAAAAATTCAGGGTCTGCTTCTTTTGAACCCAAACAACCAACTTCTTCTGTTACAAACAAAGCAACTTTAATTACATCAAAGACTTCTAATAACTGAAGACAGGCAAACACCCCACACTTATCATCACCACCAATACCTGTAGGGCCACCCAAGTCGTTATACGCTTTAAGTGATAAACTTAAATTACCTTTTGAATCTTTAAGTTGTTCTTCATGGATGTTGATTGTGTCAATTTTATGTACCGTATCGGTATGTGCAACAATACAAGGATAAAATTCACCCTCATTTATTTCACCTTTTGTGACATAAACATTTCCAAAGTCATCAACTTTAAAATTGTGTTTTTTTTCGGTTAAATATTCAACCAAAAATTCAATCATTAAATCTTCTTTAAATGATTTTGTAGGTATTGACAATACCTTTTTTAAGAAATCAACATTTTCTATCATAGCTCATAAAGATAAGCTATTTTTCTATTAAAACAATTCAGGATGATATAAAAAATTTAAGAAAGTATCATAATCAATTTTAACGGTTTGGTTAAATTTATCTTTACTATGATTACTATATGTAATAAGTATTTTTCCGTCATCAACATCTTGAATTATGAATTTGTCAGGTGTCTTTTCACCAAATGTTTTTTGTGGAGGAAATTCATACCATTTATTAAATTCACCATACTTTAACTTTGATAATTTTTCAAGTATTTCAGAGTTTTTACGATAAGAATCAATATTATCACTATCTTCAATTTTTTCCATGATTTTATCAAGATTCCAAGTTACACTTCTGTTAAAACCTTCATCATCATAATTTTGACTATCAAAATAAGCATAATAATCTTCATATAAATCTTCATCAAACTGTATTCCCAATTGGTCAATACTTGTTTTTAACATATCTGAAAGTTTAGCGTCTTTGTCTTCACCAGACTTATCCCAAGTATTTAAAAGAATTGCTACAGTTGTCATGTAGAGATTAGTACATTTTTTCTCAAAGATATTTAAAGGAAGTAAAGCGTTACATAATTTAGATGTAACATATTGTCTTAATCCTTTAACCAAGGCTTCATCATATTCACTTGAATAATCGTAAATAATACTATCTATCTCATTTGAAAATTCATTTTTTAACCACTTACAAATTTCAATAACTTTATCGTTATGATTTCTTAAATCCTCAACGGAAAGACTAGGTCTTAATATTTTTACTATTTGTTTGACCCTATCTAAATTCTCATCATTGAAATAATGTAGTAAATAACCCTCATCCCAATCATAATCCATGGAATAATCATCAACAAAAACATTACCTCCATAATACCCCCCTTGGAAAGCAACTCTAATTAAATAACCGTTATTAGTTTCATCATTATTTCTAGTGAAAAGGTCAACATAATCATCACTATCAAACGTTAAATAAACCAAAGACTTACCAAGATTTTTTTCATTTATTCTCGTAATACGTAAAATATCCTCATCGTCTTCGTACCTAACAAAATTTGCAGTAACTAAATCTTCCGTAAAATCTTTTAATGCCTGATAAAGTTGACTCATTAAACTTTTTTTAAATAAATACTTGGTTAAAGAAGAATATATTTATATCTTTACAACATAGTTCTTTGATTTATGGGGGTGTTTCTGGATTTGACAGGAATGAATTTATTATAAAACGCACGTCGGGGCTAAACTAACCCTGTAAAACTGGTTTAAAACACAAACGGCAACACAATTGCAAAACTTTCTACACTCGGTTTAATCCGTACTGAAGAAGTAACTGTAGCCTAATCTAAGATTAGTATACAACGGGGTCGGTGAGCATATAACCTTGCAACAGAAGCTTGTACCGTGGTGTGGTTTCTATCCGAAAAGGAACAAAAACCTTGTTTGTCTGTTACGGAAGGTTAATCTAAACAGAATATTTTGGAATGTTAAGAACTAACATTATCCTAAACGTGTAGTGTTTTATCGTAAACATTTTTGGACCTGGGTTCGAAACCCAGCACCTCCACCAATTAAAAAGGGACTTTTCAGTCCCTTTTTTTATTTTATAAATCTTTTAAAGTTTTTCAGTTCTTCAGTTAAACTTGATTCTTCTTCTTTTTTCTTAGATTCCTCTTCTTTTTTCTTAGATTCCTCTTCTTTTTTCTTAGTTTCCTCTTCTTTTTTCTTTTCTTCTTCTTTCACTTTTTCAGTTTCTTTAGCCGCCTCAACAAACTCTTTAATTGGTAATCCTAAAAGTAATGAGTTACAAAAGTTATCTTTTTTGATAATATGACCTTCACCAAATAATTCAATAACTTCTTTAACATATTTTTCACAATCAGATTCACTTGTTATTACGGATATTTTTTTAGTTCCAAATTTATCAATTATTTTTTCAAATTCAGTATCTACTTTAGATTGTGACCAATCTAACCATTCCGGTACAGGTTCAGGAAATTCAAAATTAGCTAAATTTGATTCCGGTATCGAACTACAAAAATTATAAGTACTATTTGATTCATCTTTTCCATTTTCAGACCAAGATAGATGGTAATGGGGCCCTGTTGAACGTGGACTTGGGTGTCTATATTCATCAATAAACGTAAATCCGTCAATAGATTGTCTAGCAGCACACAAAAGAGTTGATATTTTATCTAATGTTTCATCGTCAGACACTCTGAGGTCACCTACAGCTGTTTTCCCAAACACTATGTCATTAGCGTTTCCTTGGGTATGTCGGCTTCTTGTTGACTTATGATATCTATCACGTCCAGCACCAAATCTTATCTTTAACTCAGGCATTTCTTTTTTAAACGCTGAAGATACTTTTTTTATAACATTTGCTAATTCTGGAGTAATATCACCAAGTTCATCTATTGTTGATTTATGTGCATATCCTAAACTATTTAAATGTGTTCTAACACCATTTGCATTAACGTGAGTTGATTTATCAACTTTTTCTTCAAGTAAAACATTTCTTAATTTTTTAATTTCAGAAATAACTTCTTTGTGACTATTAATCTTATTCATATATTTTTTTTGTATATTTATAAATATTATGGAAAACAATAAATTAATTAAAATTGCACAAAAGTTATCTTTATCGATTAAAGATACAAATGTTGCACAAATATCAAGAAAATTAAATAGCAGTAAAGGCCCGTATAAACAAATGATGTCCGTGTTAGAAGGATGGGATTTTGTTAAATTGGTATTTTTAATTAATGCCATTAATAATGGTGAAAAAGAATTTGAATCAATATTATGGAAATTAGATAATGAAGGATTTACCTACGCAATTGCTAATGTATTTGATACTGAAGTTCAGGAAAGCTGTGATTACTGTGGTGGTGATGGTGAGATTAGTTGCAGTGAATGTGATGGTTCAGGTGAAGTAGAATGTTCTGATTGTGGTGGTGAAGGTGAAAACGAAGAAGGTGAAACATGTGGAAATTGTGATGGTGGTGGTAAAAGTGATTGTGATACCTGTGGGGGTAGCGGTCATGAAGATTGTTATGACTGTAGTGGTACAGGTGAACAACAAAAAAGCGACGCTTACGAATTAAAATTAGACTTTTATTTTAGTATTAATGAAGAATTAAAATCAGAAATTAGTAAACTTAACAGATATGACAAAATTGACTCTGACACAATCACAGATTATGAAGATACAAATGAAACTATATTAGTATACGCATCACCGATGGCAATAGAAGTTGAGACAAATGAAGAATTAGAATATAATACCGAATATTTTTATGAAATAGATACTGCTGGATGGGTTGGTAATACGGCTAGTAGCCCAAACTTTGATTTAGATTATTAAATTAAAAAGTTTCTAACCGATTGAGTGTCTTTTTTGAAATCTTCTCTGAAATTCTTTGTAAACTCCTCATTTTCACAATATACCTCAACATGTTCACTGAATACCCAATCCATACAAAGAAGTGCAATTAAATGGTTTTCTCTGTCCATAATTGGTAATGAAACCATAGATTGTGTTCCAAACTTTTTAATTAAAGCTCTTGTTGCAATATCAGGGATAAGTTCACAATCGTGAATAAATAATCCGTCCTCCATAGTTTGTTTAATTAACCAATTATAGTGACTTACAAACACATTTTGTATTTTTTCAGTTATTCTTTCAAGTCCGTCAGAACATCTTTCATATGTCACAGACGCTTTCTGCATTGCTGATGATGTGTAGAAATTACCACCATTGTGAAATTGGATAACATATATTCTATCTGCGTTATATTTTCTTCTTATTTCTCTTAAAGTAGAGTGAACAATTTCGTCTGTTTCTATTTGTTGTGAAAGTTTGTTTCTTGAGTTTTGTTTTGCTCTTTTTTCTTTCATCATGTTAAAAAACCCCGCAGTTATTAATGCAATAACAATTGATGTAACTGAGGTAATGATTGTTGGTATAATTTCGTTCACCTTTCTTTCTTTAAATTTTTATATCACTGATTAATAAATATTAATAAAAATAAAAAAGGGTTAAAAATAACCCTTTTTTTAAAATAGTACCCCCGAAGGGATTCGAACCCCTGGCCCACAGATTAGAAATCTGTTGCTCTATCCTACTGAGCTACGAAGGCATTTATCTGTCACAAATATAGATTAAATTTGTGACAATATTAAAGTTGTTTGACAATATATTTATGACCTGAATCAGAATTTTTCTCAAACAATTCTTTTGTTATTTCAGCTTCTTCATAGGTATTAAACTCCAAGATTTCATCATGGATGTTTAGAAGGATGACTGGCATCTCAACTCCTTTTTTGTTTTTTATAAATTTAACGATTACAAACATAATTAATATCCAAAATGTGTTCCACTATAATTATCCCATTCGTCATCAAACGAAAATTTCACTTTATCATATTTTTTAATGATTGGAGATGATTGTTCTTCTATAAAGTTTGGATTTGAAACAAATTCTTTCCATGTATAAAAATCATATAAACTTTCTAATACCTCCAAAGGAACTAATATAAGTTTATCATGAGTCAATCCCTTAACATCATCTCTGTATTTTTCTGATATTTGTATTTTGTTTTCTGACATAACAATTTAAGTATAATAATACTTATTGGTAAATTCAATTTGTCCTAATAAATTTTTATTAATATCTTTATGAATATGAATGGAGTATTAGTTCTTAATTCAGATTATAGTCCCTTAAATGTAACATCGTTTAATCGTGGGTTTAATTTAGTCTATAAAGGAAAGGCAGAGGTTGTTAAATCATCTGACGAGCCTGTCGTATGTGGTATTATAAAACTTGTTAGACCCGTTATTATTAGACTTTTAAACTACGTTTCAATCACTCGTAGACGTATTCGTGTTAATCGTCATAGAATCATGAGACGTGACCATAATGCTTGTGTTTATTGTGGAAACAAAAAAGACCTTACAATAGACCATATCGTCCCTAAATCGAAAGGTGGGGGTAATACATGGGATAACCTAGTTACGTGTTGTATAACGTGTAATTCGAAGAAAGGGGATAAGTTATTGGGTGAGACTAATATGAAGTTAATGAAAAAACCCACAGAACCTACTATATTTTCGGATTCTGTGGGTCAATCTTTACAAAAAGTTTGGACTGAATATCAAAAGTCTTTTTAAAGACCTTGTGTAATTGAACTTTTTAATTTGTCAATATAACTTTTTTTCATATCTGAGGAAGTCTCAATTGTTGTGTTTTTCAAATCTTCCAACGATTGTTTAACCTTTTGGGATATCTGATGTGTTAAATCATCTAAAGTTGTTCGTGATGCGGCAAGTTTTGCAATAGTGTTTCTAACAATAGTTTCCAAACCATCACCTGATGGGTCACTAATTTCAATAAAACTTTCAGGTAAAATTGAAACAATTGTGTCTGAAACATATTGAGGGTCAATCATTTTTTTTGCTTCTTCTTTTGGTAAACTTTTAAATGTATCTGTAATCTTTTTCCCAATTTGGGTATTAGAGTTAATCTGTAATTTATTTAAAATATATTGAGTTGCTTTATCTATAAAAGTTTCTTCATGTCCTCCAAACACTGAATTAAACGCAATATCAAAGTCACCTAATTCTGATTCATTTAATGTCTTTAAAAGACCACTATTAAAGTAGTTATCAAAAAATTTTCTATATGATTGGTTAAAGAAATATTTTGAATTTTCTTTTAAACTTATTTTTTTATCTAATTTAGATATTTTTAATTTTTCTTTAACATTCTCAGAAATTGTTTTATTTGTTTTCATTTCTTTTAATTTTTTCTTAATTTTTAATTTTCTTTCTATTAGATGTGTTGTTACAGACTCTTTTTTAATTAAAGATTGTTTCCATTCGTCATAATATTTAACACCTTTTTTTAATTCTGAATTAGCAATCCATTTAACAATCGGATTTTTATGTAGGTCTTTTTTATTATTTTTTCGAGCCCAATATAAATCGTTATCAATTTTTTTATCACTATCACATAGGTCAAGCATTCTTGCATCTAAAAGACTAGTAAATTTATCATTAAAACTAACTAACATTTTAAAAGATTCTTTATCTCTCTCAACATCTGTTTTATAATCGTTAATAAAATAATTATTAGTTTCCCATGGTTTGCAATCTATTTTAAAGGCTTGAGGTATTAAATGGTTTTGAAATATATTACCAATTGTTTCACCTTTTAAACCCGGATAATCGTCACCATTATACACATGTTCCCAAACTTTTTTCATTGTACTATTACAATAACCTAAAGTTTCAGTACCTTTTTTATCTAAATTGTGTGTTTTTGCAATTTCAGAAAATTCTCTGTTAACATATTCTCTAAAAATATCACCAGCTTCAGTGTCGCATTCATTTGAATCGTTACATCTAAAATACATTCCTTCACTTGGTTTCCATTCACAGTCTGTGATGTCATTCTTTTTAGGTTTTGGTGGAGATGGTGTCGGTGTTGGTGTTGGAGGTGTCGGTGATGGTTTTGGTGGTGTAGGTTTTGTTTTACAAGATGATTTATTAACAAAACATGAACCGGCGACTTCTTTTGTTAGGCATCCTTTTTTCTTCCAATTCTCCATTCTAGAACAAGAAATTTTGTCCCAACCGCCTTCTTCCAGTAATAAATGTTTATCTAATAAATTCATATATTATAAATACTTAATTAAGGTTTAAATGTTTGTTTTCCATCATCCCAAACATATGTAACTTGAGTTCCGTCAGGTTTTGTAATAATACCTGTACCCTCCTCTGTATTATATTCACCAACTTTATAACCTTTATCAATAGTAAATTCACTATCTAACGCAAATTTTGCCCATCCAAGGTCGTCGTCACTGTATTTTCCTTTTAGACTTCTTTCACCTTGTCTTTGTTTTCTTTTATTTTTTAAACATTCAAACATATTAGCTGCAGGGTCCTTACCATTATCACTATTATAACAGTATTCAGTTCTTAATACATTATCATACTTATCTTTTGTATTAATAATTTCTTGTTCTAAGTTTTCAATAAAATTTTGTCGAATAGCCTCACTACCCCCACCAAACAATCCCTCATTATATATTCTTTTTAAATATACTTGAAGTTCATCTATATAAGTACCTGTTATAACTCCACCCATTTCTAAAATTCCTTCAATCGGAGTTGGTCGAAATGAATCCCTTATTTGTTCATCACTTAAAGGTGTTTTAACTTCTGAGATTACTTTACTTAATTCCGCACATTCTTCATCAGTTCCAATTTTTTCATATGTAACACCTTCATTAACAATTGGTTCACATAATAATTTTTGAATTTTTTCAAATTCTATAACCATTTGTATCTTTGCATCATTCCTTCTTGTACCCTCAATAAAACTCATAACCCATGGAAAAACAGTCAATTTCCAAAAAAGTAATTTAACTCCCCTATCAAACCAAACTCCCTTAGTTCCCGCTAAACCTATAATACTTCTGTAGGTTTGAATACTGCTAGGGTCCATTGTTAAAGCAAATCTTGTCCAACTTTTACCCAAATCGGCAAAAAGTAAAGCGGCATTTAGTGCCTTAGCTTCAGCACCTTCAGCTTTTATTATGTCCCTCCATCTTTTTACATTTAAAATTAGTGACATTTCCCCGTAACCTCGAAACATTTGTGAGACTAATTTATCGAAGTTTTCTTGGAAATCGTTACCTAAATTTTCATATAATTCTTTAAACTCTTTACTTTCTAAGAATTTATTAAGTCTGGCATCGTCAATACCCGAATTTTTAAGTTCAGTTTCAAGCCAGTCTTTAGCACCTTTTTTACCTAAATCACTTTCTTGTAAGAGTACTACTAAATTTTTAATTGTATCTAAATTACCACCTATACCTTTATGATTAAGAATATTTTTTGCCATAATTTGTAGTTCCTTATTCAACAGGTTTTCAATGTCCTGAAGTGAACGTATTCTAAATGTCTTTAACATTCTATTTCCAAAATTCTCAATAAAATATTTCACATACGCCGTACCTCTTGCACTACCAATTATTTTTAACTTAGGTAAAAGTACTTCATATAATATTTTCTTAACTTTTTGAGCGACAGTTTTATCAGGGTAAACCTCAACCTGACTTGCCAATCTTATTATACTAGAAATTGATGTAAATTCTTTATTTAATCTATCACCTAATATTTTTAAATCAATCTCAGAAACTTCTTCGTCAAGTATTTCTCTCCAAGTTCGGTTTTTTGAGGTTTGTGACATAATTTCTCTCGAATATTTACCTAAATCAGGTAGTCCCTTTGTATTTATAGAACCTACTTTACTTAAGAAATTATCTAAATATTCTTTCATAAATTCTTCATTTCTTTTAAGAACTGGTAGTATTTTATTAAATAAAGATTCAGATAAGTCTTCTATATTATTTATTCTTCCAGAGACATAGTTTTTTAACTCTTCAAATTCTGATGATGTTACAGTAATTCCACCAGTATCAATATTTGTAGAGCCTCTCTTTGTGTCATACTTTGTTAAAAATAGTTCACTAATTTTTTCTTTTAAAATATTTTTATTTAATATAATATTCTTAGCAGTATCAGCGTTTAATGGTAACTCATTTAATTTATATGCGTCAATTAATAACTTTTTATACTCTTTATCAATATTTAATTCTTCAAGTCTTTTTTTAAGACTTCTTAATTGAGTTAAAACATCATTATATAAATCATCGTCTTGAGTAGCAATGGTTGGTGTCAATTTTTTCAAAATCGATTCAGACTTAGTCGCCAATTCATCAAGCTCAGGGTAAATCTCTTTTAAACTTTGTCTTATTGACGCTTTCATTTCTTGTTTTACCTGAGCATTAGAAGTTTTAAGTAACTCTTTAAACAATGTACTAAAAGGAATATCATCTAAAACACTGTTACTCCAATCAGCAGCTCTAATTGCTGTTAATATATCTTGAAGTGTACGAGTTGTTACCTCACCACCAACCTTTGAAATACTTCGAGTAACTACATCACTTAGTGTTCTTGGGTCTATATTTTTTATAGCATCCACATCAAATAATCTTTTTAACAATTTTTGAGTTAAACTTGATGGTAAACTGTCTTCACTAATTATTTGAAGACCCATTATTTCTCTTACTCTGTTAATTTCACTTAAAATTTCTTTTTTCATGTTAATAAATATTTATTCATCAGCTTTAATCGCTTCATTTTTAGCCGCTTCATCAAGCCTTCTTATTAAATCATCAGTTTTTTTAATTTCTTCTTTTACCTGTTGTACTGAAATTTGGTTTTTAATTTTTTCGAATTCTTCACCAAATATTTTTTTACCAACCGCATTTATAAAATCCTTACTCTCGTTGGGGTTATTTTTAAGTCTTTCATAAAGTGAATCGGCCTCTTCAGGAGTATCAACACCCCTATTTTTCATTTCCCATTCAAAGGCTTTCCATTTAGTTTCATCTAAAGGTACTTTAAATATATTTTGAGAAATCTGATTCGCATAAATAAACATTTTATACCCCATATTCAACATGACTGGTGAAAAAATAATAGGTAGTTTTACACCAATCTCCCTAAATATTTTAACCGCAATATTTTTCCATTGGGAGCCAAATTGATTTTTTAACCATTTATCTAAAATATCTTTTCCATAAACCTGAACTTGTCTCATAAATCTTGGGGTATTTATGATATCATATAAATGTCTTCTTTCAGTCTTTGATAACGATGTCACAAAATTTCTCATTTTTGCGCCAGTATTCGGATTAGCATCTTTAAGCTTATTAAATACTGACAATTCAGCCCAATCACCAAATCCTGACAAGAATTTTTTCTCAAATCCCGGTGTGTCAACTATAAATGATAACATTGCAGATGCTAAATCAATTTTAGCCATCTCTTCATTTCCAGCTAATTTATTTCGATACGCTGAGTAAACATTTAATCCAATATCAACAGACATTCTCGACAAAATTGCCAATTCCAATGGAATACCTAAAGCTGAAAATGCTGGAGGAAACACCAACGATGCTAAAAGAACACCTCCCATAGTAATTTTCCATCCGTGTTCATCCCACCATTCATCAGGACAAGGAATGGTATAATTAACATAACCTGATGGTAATGAAGAATAATATTGACCAACAATATAACCTTTAAACTCTCTTTGTCCTGAGGCAATTGTTTTTAACTCCTTATTCATACCAGGACAATCCTTAAGTAATTTTTTTATTGTTGATTCAACCACTGAATCTGTTATGTCGTCAATCGGGTAATCTCCAGTGTCAGTTGTTCCAGCATATAATGAACTCATAATACCCAACTGTGAACCAGGATTTTTAGAAATATGCATTTTAACAGCATTTTTAACCAAAGGACTATTCAAATAAAAATCTTTCGAACCAGGTGCCCCTGGTAAATAAGTTTGAATTAAATCGTAATCTTCAGGATAAAATTGAAGGAGTAAATCTATTTGGTCTTCAGGTAATTTTAAAAACTTAATCATCCATTTACCAACATCACCATTAGTTTCTTTGTTAGCAAAATCTACAACACAATTAGGATATAGTGATTCGTTTTCCAACGTATGTTTCATAAAATCAGGAAAACTAGAAAACAAATCATTATCAAAATTAAGACCTCTTCCTCCTTCAGTTACAATTTTTCTTCCGTATTTAACTCCATTTACCTCAACAGGTTCTGTACACCATTCTGATAACCAATCAACTAAAGTTTTAACTTGTTCATCGGTTAAAATACTAAATACAGGACCTAAATTAATTGTTTGTGGAGGAAGTTCAAACCCCTCACTTTCTAAAGAATATGTCGGTAAATCAGAGTCATCACCTCTACTGTAAATAGGTATTACTTTACCATTAACATCATAAATACTTATTTTCAAAAACTTGGAGTCTTTAACACTTTTTTCAAACTTTTCTTTTTTATCTTTTTGGGTGTCACCTTTTTCAGATAAAACATCATCAGGTGGAATGTTCGAATACGCATTGGCTCTCAACCAACTTAACATTAAATCGGAAATTTGATTATAACCGGAAATATCTTCCGAACCAACACTCCAAGTTCCTGAACTTGACTTATTAACCAATGACTTTATAATATTATTAATATCATTTTCTTTATTTGGATTAGTTTCATCAAAACCCATCTCATATCCAAATTTGTAATTTCCGTCATTAATATAATCAGACAAAACTTTATGCCATTTATAAGTTTTACCCCAAGTATATGGAGGTTTAACAACATCCTTATCTGACATAAGGCCTAATTGTACTAATGCGTATTGAATATCTAAAATCTTATTCCCATATTCTGGATATCCTTTTTCAGTGTATCCTTTTAATCCTTGTTGTTCTTGTTTTTCTTTAGTTACAAATTGTGATGGAGAGTACTGATATTGTATTAGACTAGATAATTTAAATTTATCAATTAAATCTTTCCAATTTGGTTGTATTGGTGGTTGGTAATTAAAACTTTTTGGATTTTTATTATATTGTTTTAATTTTTTTTCCCAAACTTCGTAATCAACTAATAAAATTAATGGACCATACTTATCCACATTATATTTAAAATCTTTTACTTCTGTTGGAGTTGATATTGTGTTATCTTTAAAGCTTAAACTAGATTTAAATACTTTTGGATTTTTATTAATTAAGTTTTTTAACTCTTCTAAAGATAACTGTGAAACTTTTTCAGCAAAAACAGTTATGATATTGTCTTTACTTGTACCCGCACTAACTCGAGCCTCACCTTTACCAGTGTTAGATTCATATAATTTAATTAATTGCTCAATTGAGTATTTTCTAAGGGTTTCTTTGGTTAAAACTTGTGGTTTTGATGTTGTTTGTGGATTTGGATTGTTAATTGATGGAGTTTTAGAATAAAATGATGGGTAGTTTGATTGTAAACTATTACAAAATTTATCAACACTTTCCTTATTTTTTGGTGCAAATCCTGACCATGTGTAATTTCTTGGTTGCATTTTACAATTTGTAATTGCGTCCTTATAAACGGGATTTTTTGGGACTCTATTTGGGTCCGGTTGTTCCGATAATATTTTAACCTTAGAAATATTTTCAGACAAGGTTTCTTTATTATCGTATTTCATCAATAACAAAACCCTCTCTAATAATTCTTTTTGATTCTTTTCCATTTTTTACCAAACTTGATTTGCGGGACCTCTTTTAATACCTGTTTCCCATTTTTCACCTGCTTTACCTAACATATTAGCTTTACCTCTTACGGTTGCGTAAAGTTCATTCCAATTAGAACCTCTTTTATTTGTGTTTCCACCACCACCTCCACCAGCAGCTGCGTCCTGTTCGCCTAATTCATCTTTCTTACCTTTTTTACTATCGGTAGTCAGATTTTTAAGCAAATCAATTATATAGTCAACGTCCTGTATCATTTTTTTATAAATATCTTTGGTTAGATAAAAAAGTGTAGTTATATTTGTATATATGAAACAATTACTTTATTTACTATTATTATCAGTGACATTCTTATCTTGTGAAAGATATGAACAACCTACTTACCCATCATTATCAGGTAACTATGTAATTGATGTTATTACAGTTTCAACCAATTCTTACACCGATGTATTATACCCTGGTGATACACTATTCCTAAATGATACTAATTTTCCAATGGATACAATCGCTGTTGGTTTTACAAAATTAAGTTTTAATAATACACATATGGGATTTAATATTGTCGAAAACCAATGGGGTGACTATTACTTCCAAGATAAATTTCCATACACCTGTACTAATTTTGAATATCAAGGGAATGGATTTTTTTGGGTTATGATTAATGGTATACAATATTCATTTGATATTGTTGAAGATGGTCTTGAAAATTTAATTATTCGTTCTAAAACAGGTAGATTTAGAGATTCCAACAATAATGAAATGGAATTAACATTTACTATGACTATGGTATATTAGAATAAAAACGAAGGTGGGATTTTTTTTGGATTTAATTTATAATACTCATCCATAAAGTCCTTTAATTCACTTTTGTCTACCTCGTACTCTTTTTCGTCTGACGCTTCTTCATCAATAATTAATTCGTCAGTATCTTCTTCATATATAATTGGGAAATCACTTGATTCGTAATCATAGTTTTCCAAAATGAAAAAACCGGACTTTTCAACAAAGTCCAGTTCAAATTCATGTTCTCTTATTTCGTCCTCACCATCCTCGTTTAATCTGAAACTAACTTGTATAATTTCAGATTTTGGATTGTAATAGTAATCAACGATTTCCTTAATTTTCATTTCCTTAAATGATTTTCTTGAACCACTTAAGTGATTCATTGATTTGTTCTTGTACTAACGAAGCTTTTGATTTTACTTTAATACCTTCTTCAATTTCTTCCATAGTATATTTTTTACTTGAGCATTGTTCGCATTGTTCTCCCTCTTTCATTTCACCACCACACTGTTCACATTGTTCTCCTTCACTCATAGATGAACACTGTTCACACATTTCACCTTCATATAAACCACTACATTGTTCACAAACTTTTTTAAGTTTTCTATTAACTTCTGTATTAGTATATTCCTTAACTTCACCCATATTAGATACTGTAATTCCTTTTTTATCTCGATTTAAATCCTCGACATTTAAAGGAGTTTCATTTGGGACATTATTTCCTCTAGTAACATATCCATCATATTGACTTCTATGTTTACTCTGTATTGATTCTTTTTCTTCTTTAGTAATATTCAAAAAAAATGCGTTTTTCATATATATTGTTTTCTAAATAAATATATGGTTGATTGAATAATATTAATTTATTATACTTTACACATGGAAAAACCTTATCAACTATTACAACCAGTTTTTAAAGACCATCGTGGGTCTTTTACCCCAATTAAACTTTCTGACAAGTGGGTTCAATCAAATATTAGCATAAACGACGATATATTTGTCTTCCGTGGATTACATTATCAAGATGACCCGATGGCTCAAACCAAGTTGGTTTCAGTTATTCAGGGAAAACTAATTGATTTTGTTATTAACTTGGATAAAGACAGTGAAGACTTTGGTAAACTTGAGACATTTGTTTTAACTTCAGGTGAATCAGTATATGTACCAAAAGGTTATGCTCACGGATTTTTAACACTTCAAAGTGGGACAATTGTTAACTACTTAGTAGATAATGATTATTCTAAAGAACATGAAGGATGTATTCAATGGGATACCGTAGAAGAAGTAAAAGATATTATCACCAAATACATGAGAGGATTTAACTTTAAAGTTAGAATTAGTGATAAAGACACTGAAGGAATCACATTAGAAGAATATAAAAACAAATGACAAAAGAAGAAGTTGAAGAATTGGCGGAAGGTGCAATTCTATTAGACGGATTTGACGACTGTATTACAGGAGTTGTTGAAGAGTTTGGTAATGGTATAAGAATACTTTATTCACGTGATAAAATACTTGAGTCATTACAAAAAGATATGTCTTATGAAGATGCTTTAGAATATTATTACTACAATATTGTTGGTGGACACTTCGGTGAAAGAAATCCTTTGTTTTTACTTTAGAAGTAATTTGCGTAAAACGAAATAATTTTTGGTGCGTATCTTCTTAAAGCAGAATTAATGTTTTCCACTGTCACTTCTTTATTTTCATCTTCAAGTATACTGATTACTCCGTTTACCATTTCACCTTGGGTCTTATCAGCCATATCAACTAATTCATCAAACGCTTCGTTAGTATCATTATACTTGTGTTCGTGAGCCAATCTTTCTTTACCCATATAAAGATATGGTGCTGCCGCAAACATATTAACAACACCAGCTTCTCTTAATTTATTTAAATATTTTTTTATAAACAACATGTTGAAATGTTTTACTAACATCGCATGTTGTGTTAAATCTGTTGATTTATTTTCTTTAATATTTTTTTTCATTTTTCTTTCTCTCATTTCATCAAACTCAGATTCATACATCCATTTATCTTCATCCAATAAATAAAGACTTGACCCATTGTCCCATTTAACAACATACTGAACAAATCCAGGTCCTTTTTGTATTCCTTTAACAGTTCCTCTATCACCAAAAGATAATTGAGGTTCACCTAAAAGTTCAATGATAACAATTCTATCATCAGGTTTAAGTTCAGGATTTAATTTCTTACTCATATATTTATAAATATAATGAAATATCTAATTAAAGAATCTCAAAAGCAAATTATCCTTGAAGCAATAAATGATAGGATTAAAGAAGTTCAAGAAGATGGTGTTGAACTAACTAAAAAGATTGTTGAAGACACTAAATCACATGCTTCAATAAACTTAAAGATGATGCTTACATGGGGTGCTGCAATTGGAGGGTTTATGGGTCCAATTATGCAATGGTTAAATGGACAAGTACCAGAGTTAACAGAAAAAGATTCATCATTGATTGCTGCCGGTATTGCGTCAGTAATATTCTTTCAAGAAAGAAGTTTTATCAACAAATCAATTATTAAAAAGATTAAAGAAGATGGACTTGAAGAACCATTTAAATTGGGAGCAATTAAAGCCAATCAACTTAAAACTGTTTTGGCAGGTTTTTTAAAGAGTTTGAATTTATCAGCATTTACTGTAACAAATATGTTAAGTTACGCATTCTTGGTTCCAGTCATACCAATGATATATGATGCCGTTTCTGAAGGTGTGTGGGATATGAGAGATACTGAAATGTTAGTTAAATCATTATCGGCGTTTGGATTGATAACAATTTCAGGTAATTTCTTAAAACGACTTATGGATTTAATCGTTGATAGGATTACTAAATAAAATCAATTTTTAATTCTAAATCAGACGTTCCTCTGAATATTCTGTGATAAGTCCCTTCAGGGATTAATAATACTTGTCCTTCAGTTAACTCTATTGGTAATTGATTATCCATTTGGAATTTCCATCCTTTACCCTGTACTACTTCAATCAATCTATCTTCTCTATCACGATGCCATTGTAGTTCACCACTATCAACATCTGATTTAAAAACTCTAATCTTTGAAGTTTCTGTTAGTTTTCTATCTTTATACGGTTTCATATTACCAAAATCCTGGATAAGTTTTACCACCCCACAAATAACCAAAACGGTTTAAACGACATGCCCAATAACCAGCACTCAATCTATCTTTCTTTTTAGAACACTGATGTCTTGCGGCAAATGATTTACGAGCTTTAGGATTTGACACCTTAGCAGTTAAACCACCTTTAACATCGCCAAATGAAATTTTCTTAACTCTACCTGTTGATGGGTTTTTAACATAGACAACATATTTCTTACCACCACCACTATTTCTTCTTGGTTTACCAAGTTCAACTTTCTTTCCGTTATACTCAGCTTCAGAAATAAATGATTCTTCCATCGGAGTATCCAAGTAAACAACTCTACCACTTGATAATCTAACTTGTGTTCCAAAATCAGATTCAACAAGTTCAACATCATCCTCATTTAATTCAACCATTCCTTCATAATATAACTCACGAGCTTCGTTAATAACATTAAAGAATTCCTCAGAACCAAATCTAAAGATATTATCATTCAATGGAATTTCATTTGTTATATGATAATTAAGGTGTTCCGAAATAAGTGGTTTTTCTACTGATTCTGTAAGAACTTTTTTGATTAGTTTTTTGATATTCATTTTTTAGTTCGTAATGAGAAATACAACCCAAAGAATAATGCTGAAATACAATAGAAAATTCCTGTGGTAATCCAATAAGAACTTGTGTAGTCTAAAATTACTTTGAACATTATGTCGAATCCTAGTGGATTGAAAAACATTGCGAGCATAAGGCAATAAGTGGCAACATTTTCCTTTAGAATTCGTTTCATTTTCGTCATTATCCATTAACGTGGGTTTAAAGTTTATGAACAAAGTTCATTTTATTTATAAATATTAATTTTTTTAAAAAACTTATATACTTATTGCTAAATAAATGAAATAATGGCAGCTAAATCAACAGGTTCAACGAAGTTATCATTCGGAGTTAAAAAATCAGGTAAATCATCAAAGAAATTTACATCCAATAAAAGGAGTAAGAATTACAAAAAACCTTACAAAGGACAAGGGAGATAAAATGAAAGAATACATTAAAAAACAAATTGGGAACATTAAACAGTTTTCATTCGCCGAGATGACTTCCAATAGTTCAGGAAAAACATCAGGAAGTGGAACTGCGGGTCTTTATATTGTTTTTATCGGAGGTTTGACATTCCTTATGGGTTGTATTGATAAAATGTTTTTAAACAAGGATATTGACGTTATAACACAATCAATAATTCTTGTTGGAATCGGAGCAACTCTTTTAGGATATAGAAAATCAAAAGATAATTCTGAAGAACCTAAGGTAGAAGAAGTAACAGAAACTACTGAAGAAAGTGAAACTATAAACTAGTTCCACCAACTTTCAATATTTTCACTCAAGATTTTGAAAAGTAATTTCCTTGCTCTTTCGTGATTGTATCTTCCAATATTCAAGGCAATTCTTGATTTAACTTCGTATGAAGTTAAGTCCTCGTTGTCGATTTTAAAAATATGATATTTTTTATCAGTAACAATTTTCTTGTAAACCAATGGATATTTTTTGAAAAAATCATTTAAGTTTTCTTTTTTCAAAAGTGTCTCCATATAATAACCACCCAATACATCTTCAATATCATCACCTGTTGGAACAAAGAAAAAATCTTTATCCTCGTAGTCCATATATTCCATTATATAAAACTCTTCCTGAACTTTTTCCATCAGTTTAACACACAACATCATCCTTTTAGCGTCAAGTTCTGAATTGACGTGAAATCCTTTTTCTTTAATGTACTTAGACTGTTTTTCTAACTTAAATTTGAATACCTCAAAAATATAATGGTCGTCCCAATCACGGTCTTTCCAAATCACAGGAAACCACTTAATTAAATTACCGACAGATGTAGAAAAGTTTCTAACGGGATTTTTAAAATATTTCCAAATAAAATCACTTAGTTTTTCTTTCATAATTCAAGAATTGTTTTCTTACTGATTAAACTTTTATTTAAAAAGACAATACTACAATCAAAGTCCAAAGAATATTTTATTAATTCTTCAGAATCTTGATACTTTTTAACATAAAAATCAATCAGATTTTCGGCAGATTGAATTTGTCCAAAGTGGGTAATCGAACCAATTACCTTACGTATCCATTGAAAGTCCCTATCCATAGGACAAATATACATAATCTTTTTTAATTATACAACAACTCAGTTAATTGCGGATTACTTTTTTCGTACATACGTATCATAATTCCAGCTTCAGAGTTTGAGAAGTTTTCTTGAGATGTGGTATTATACCCTCTCAACTTGATATTTCTTTGACGAGCAAACTCGTGAACCCATTCGTGAGCAACAGTTCTTAAAATGTCAATTAACATTCTTCCACCAGCAAGAACTTTAATTTTACCAGGAATTTCACCACCTGTAGTCATTCCTCCAAAACGTTCGCCAAGAAGATGAATGTCAATGTCTGTCTTAAGTGGAGAGTTTTTTTGACAAAATCTCAAGAAGTCCTGAATAACATTTATTTGTTCAGAACCAAGTCCACTAGATTTATCATATAAATTTACTTTCATCTTAACAATAAATATCTTATATTTCTTTTGTATATATAATTATGAAAAAGAGTTTTTTTGAAAAAGTCTTAAATAAAACAAATAAACAAGACATCGACCAATGGTTTGGTGAAAATTCCGAAATCAAAGTTACGGAATTTTCTCATTCAATTAGTCAGAAAAAAAATATTTTATCAGTTAAATTATACCCATCAAATTATGAATATGCTATCGAACTTTTTCCGGAAGGCCTGGAAATTCTTGTCTTACATACTATCAAAAGTCTTTCACTTCCTGAGGATTATATATTAACAACATCTATAGAACACTAAATTATGGCGCATCCAATAATCCATGCAAAATCATCCGTTAAAAAATTCGGAGGGAAATGGGAAGATTATATCCATTTACACGAATGGTTAGATGAAACAAAAGGTTGGTACGGACATTCATCACACAGAATGTTTCGACACCACTCTGAGGGTATATTTGAAATGGAACAACGTTTTGGTGCTGAATTTAAAAATAGTGATGGGAAAACTGTATACACCCGTTATGTTGGTGAACAACATGTAATGGAAGATTGTAACGGATATATCCCATCGGCAAAAGAATGGGTGTTAGCATTAGAAAATAAACAAAGACCTTTATGGATGATTAAAACCATGAAGTTAGAAATTGATGATTGATATTTATTATTATGAAAGAATTATTAAATAACCCTGAAACTATAAAAAATTTTAAACTTTTACATTATATCCTATTAAGTAATGGTCTTACTCGTGTCAGTAATGACTTTTATGTTGATTACGACGGGAATGTTGATTATCACTTCTCACCTTGGACTAATAAAGGTGGAGCTTATGATATTATACCTAATAAATTATTTGATTTTTTAGATAATTTTTTTGACACTATTAAAGATGAAGTTTTAGATTCATTAGAAGGTGATGGTGATTCTAGAGCAACGGTGTCATGTGAGTATTCAACAACAGACAAAACTTTAATAATTGAAGAAAATATTCAAACTATGGGTTATGAATCATATTACCAAGAGTTTGAAATTGACGAAAAGGAATTACTTGAAGATATGGTTCAGTGGAAAGAAGATGGTAAACTTAAAATTAGTGTTAATTTTAGCGGTGATGGTGATTCAGGTTATATTGATGACGTTGGTCTAATCAATGATAGTGATGACAAACATTATGAATTTACAGCGGTTTGGGAAAATAAGTTATACAACATTTTGGAACAAAATCATGGTGGATGGGAAATAAATGAAGGCTCTGAGGGAACATTTATAATTAACAATGAAAACCAAACTATAGAACTAGATTTTCGTATGAATGTTGAAGAATCCTCAACAGGTTACGAATTTAAACACCAATTTGAGTTTTAATAAACCTGAATAGTTCTTTGTGGTCTGTCGTCACCAAAGTCAGGACAGAAATAGGTATTATTACCATCGTGGTAAATTGTTCCACCAACTCCATTAGGAATTTTGTGTTTTTCATGGAATTTTTCATCCAAATCTATTTGGTAATTCCCATCATGAATTAAAAAACATAAATTTTCATAACCACACTTATATTGTTGGTCTTTGTTTTTATGTCTCATAAATTCGTCAAAAGACATTACATATCTCGCATCTTCGTTAATGTGTCTTTTAACGATGTATTCTAATTGACTTTCTGTAATAATAAACTTTTTCATATCTTATAAATATATCAAACAATTGGTTTATAAAATTTATGATTTCCGATTGTTGTAGTGTATTTTAATTTGGAATAATCCCAACTTGGTTTAATTGACGTTGTATGGTAAAATTCAGCACCTTTTGTATTATCAGTACCTTTCTTTTTAATATAATTTTTAACAAGGTTTTGAGCGGTTTCCCAAGCGGAACCATCCTTAGGGTTTTTTAAAATAGATTTATTTATCTTATTTAAAAAATTATCAGTAGTTGTATCATTCCAAATTGAAAATTGTTTTTTTTGTAAAACAACATCTTTTGGCGATTTTTTTAGACTATCTGCTCTATTTCTAATAACATTTGCAACTGCTTTCATTCCTTCAGAACCTTCTCCTCTAGCCTCCCCCCATATGGTTGCGGCAACAATTAAATCATCTTTAGTTAAATTGTCTTTTTCTATTGGTTTTATTGTTTTTACCATTTTCTTAGCGCCGTCAATAACACCTTCTTTTGATTTATCACTAGCACCCGTCAACTTGTTAACGTCATCCCAAAAAGTATCTGAGTTTTGATTTTGTTTTATACCCATAATTTTATTCACATCATCAAAAACTGATTGTTCGTTAACATTTGGTTTTAAAACCGTCATTGCTTCAGGAAAATCTTTATTTAAAACATCTTCGTCTTTATTATCGTAAGGAATATTTTGTAAAACGTATCTAATTGAATTTAAACCTGAAATTTTCTTATCATTAGAATCTAAAACAACCCAAGGGTGGTTAACTGTTGATGTCTTATCAAAAAGTTTTTGTTTATACTCTGTGAACTTTTCCCATACATCTTGCATCTTTTCATCATTCTCAGAATACTTCCAATATTTCAATGGTGACTTTTGTCTGAAATCAAATCTTTTAGCCTGAGTTTCTTTATCTATTGAGAACCAAAGTTTAAATAGATAATCACCATCAACAACCAATGATTCTTCAAAGTCCTGAACATTATCCATAAAGTCCTCATACTCTTCTGAAGAACCGTAACCCATTACAGGTTCAACTAAACCTCTATTATACCAACTTCTATCAAAGAAGTTTATCTTACCTTTCTCAATTTGATTTCTGTATCTATCCCACCAGTTTTTTCTTTCGTCAGGTGTCGGAATGCCAAGAGCAATAACTTTATAATATCTTGGATTTAAGTTTTCAGTAAACTTTTTAATTGTTGAACCTTTACCTGCTGAATCTCTCCCTTCAAAAACAATAATAACAGTTTTACCTGTTTGTTTTAACCATTCTTGTAATTTTAAAAGTTCAACCTGTAAGAAAAATATTTCTTTCTTGTAAATGTCTTTATCTAAAATTGACGGTTCCTCTTCGGGACTAACAACTTCTTTTTTAGTTTTTCTTTTTTCTAATGACTTAGTTAGTTGTTTAAAAAATTCAAAAACATTAATATCCTTATTACCTTTTAATTTCAAAGTTTTTAAAATACCTCTTGTAAGTAATCCAAAATCAACTAACCCTTCTTTTGAATATTCTTCAATCTTATTAATAAATTTTTGAATTTGAGCACTATATACTTTGTTGTCTTTTAAAATTGCAACGAGAGATTTAACCTCAGGGCTATACTTTGGTTTGTCAGCTTCTGTCAAACCCATATTATTTTTTATCTTACTAACTTCAGTTAATAAATTCCTCATACTGATAAATACTTTTTAATAAGTATTTTGTAAATTAATATAAACCACAAATCCCCTCATTAGAGGGGATTTTTTTATTCTTTAATCTCTTTCATCAACTTACCCCACAAGACTGTCTGTAATAGGATAAGACCAACACTTAAAACAAATACAGGTAATGATGGTGAGTTAATCATTAATACAACTGATAATACAAGAGCGAACATTGCTGAAGTCAATTTTAGTTTTAAGTTTTTCATAGTGATGTTGGTGTTAATTGTTCTACAAATATAAACAAAAAAACTCCCGATTGGGAGTTTTTCATTATTTTTTTTAAAATTAACGTCTTCTAATGTGTCTTCTGATACTCTCAGCCATTGGGTCTCTTGGTTCTTCATCTTGCATGTCACCCATAGGAGTTTCCATACCTGTAAAATTTTCATCAGAATCATAAGAATTATATTCTTCTTCATCTGAATTCATTTGATTACTTTCGTAATCTTGGATGATAGACTTAAGTTCCATTGCCTCTTGTTCTTTTCCTTCAGTATTTCTTAATTGACTATAAAAATCTTTAATATAGTCCCATCCTGCAATACCTAAAAGTGCAATAGTTGTTCCAACCATTGTTGCAATTGCTCCACCAGTACTCATGGCTTCAGGATTAAAGAAGTTTTCAACATCTTCATTAACTCTATTTCTTTTAGTTTCTTTAACTACTGTTTTAATTAATCTAGTTAATTCTGATTCTGATAATCTTACAACTTTTTTCATTTTTTTTTGTTTTATTATAAATATACATTAATTTTTATTTTTCCCAATATTTTGTACCACAAAGTCCTAACCATCTTTGCATCACATCATATAATTCTTCAGATTCATATACCATCCCTAATTTTATACCCTTAGGTAGTTTTGCGGTTTCCACTGGTTCAGGTTCTTTAGTTAATGTAACAACAACAGGACCTGTAGGCTTTGATATTAATGGAACACTACTTTTTAAATATCCATTTAACTTAACTATTAATTTTGTAGAATCAGAAATATATAACGGATTAAAATCTAAAAGGATTTCATAACCACCTATTTCAGTTAAATTTTTATTTATATCAACTTTACTATTAATTGCTGTGTCATCATCAACAATAATCCTTATATTATCTAAAACATCGTCAGTAATTTCTATTAGTTCTTTAGTTTGGGAATCTTTTAATTGTAACTTAACTTGAATATAATTTTCAAATTTAATAGTTTTAAAAATTTTATCTATTTCTATTGTTTCCCCTTCTTTTTTTTCTAAATTAAAAACTTTTCGTGAAATTTCATTACCAACATTAACTAATGTTTTATACGTATCATAATCAAATTTAAAAATTCCATTATCATCAGTATAAACTTCTTTTGAGCTATCATCTTTTTTGTTTGTAAGAATAACTTTTAAATTACCTATTGGTTTTTTTGATTTTGAATCAATAACCTGTATTTTTGCCATTTTTGTGGCGGTAATTGCAACAGTGTTCAATTCACTACCTTGTTTTAAAATAACTTCAACAGATGTTTTTGAATTATCAATAGTAACTGTTTGTGTTTCGAAACCTACAAAGGCAATTGTTATTTTATCTCCACTAAAATTTTTTAATACAACATTACCATTTGTATCAGTTGCTCCGTTTACTTTATTAGCGTTATCAGGGTCGTAAACCGTTGCACCAACAATTAATTCTCCTTTATTATCCTTTACAGTTACAGTTAAATTTCTAGGAGTCGACTCGTTTAAAAAAATCCTTTTATTAATTTTTGAATTTAATTCTAAAATCCTATTAGTTTCTTCAGATAGTAATTCAAATTTTGTCTTCATTTTGTCATCCCCCTTTTAAAGTTTTGAATTCCCTGTCTAACATTTTGAATTCCTTGTTTAGCGTTTTGAACTTTTTCTTTAGTGTTTTGTGTAACGTCTTGAAATTTATTTTTAACGTTTCCAATACCTTGTTTAACATTATTTTTAAAACTTCCGTCTGAATCACTTTTTACTTTTGGGGTTTTTTGTTTTTTAACATCATTCTCGTCAAGTCCCTCATATTCCTTAAGTACAAAATCACCATAACTATTACAAATATATTCTAAAATTGTTTGTTGTGACGGGTCACTTGTCTGACCCTTTACATATCCCTTTATAAGGGCGCTTGACCCTTTACTTGTCGCAATAAATTCTACATCCTGTACAATAAATTGGAACGATTCTTTAGTTAAACCTCTTTTTTCAACAATTGTAAAAGTTCTGTTTTTCATACCAGGTATCTTTGGTCTGATTGAATTATCACCATATAAAAACCTCTTAATTAATTCTTCAGGAGTTTTAGTTAATTTAGATTCTTCAGCAATAACCTTATTAACAATGTTAAAAATATCATTTTCGGTTAAATTAATTCTTTTCATACTAATATATAAATACTAAAAAAAATAAAAAAAGTTGTTTTTATTAAAAAGGTTAATTATACTTGAATATGGAAAAAATTAAAAACGGTGATAATGTATCTGTTCATTACACAGGTAAATTAGAAGATGGTTCAGTATTCGACACATCTTTAGCTGAGGGTAGAGAACCTCTTACAGTAACTTTAGGTCAAGGACAATTAATCCCAGGATTTGAAAACGGATTAATTGATATGACCGCCGGCGAAATCAAAACAATTGAAATTGAACCAGAAAATGCTTACGGAGATGTTAATCCTCAATTAATGAGTGAAATACCACTATCACAAGTCCCTGAAGGTGTTAAAACTGGGGATATGTTACAGGGCCAAAACCAACTTGGACCAGTTAATGTTGTAGTTAGAGAAATTAAAGAAGAAACTGTTGTGTTGGACATGAACCATCCACTAGCAGGTAAGAAACTTATCTTTGATTTAGAAGTTGTATCGGTAAACTAATACAATTTCATTTATTTTTCAAAATGTCCCACGTCTTGTGGGATTTTTTGTTTACATTAGCATTATGAATATTTTCTTTTTGGATTGGGATACAAAAAAATGTGCAGAATACCATTGTGATAAACACGTGGTTAAGATGATACTTGAGACTGCACAACTATTATGTGGAGCCCACCATGTAACCCACCAAGCACCCACCAAGTACCGCCCAAGTACCGACCAAGTACCGTACAAGTTATCACACAAAAACCACCCTTGTTCAATATGGGTTAGAGAGTCATTATCAAACTATCTTTATCTTTGTGACTTAGGACTTGAATTATGCAAGGAATACACTTATAGATACGGAAAACGTCATAAATCACAGGATGTAATTGAGTGGTGTATTACAAATAAATTAAATATTTGTGACAAAGGATTTACTGAACCACCCAAAGCAATGCCCGATGAATATAAAGTTACAGACGTTATAGAATCATATAGAAACTATTATAACGGTGCTAAGAAAGATTTTGCTAAATGGAAAAATAGAGATATCCCTAAATGGTTTAACCCTGCATCAATTGTTGCATCTGAGCAACCAATTGTCCTTGTTTAGATTGTAAAACACGGATTCTTCCCATTTGCTCATCATTCATTTCAAAATGTTCTGACTTAATTTCGTTAATTTGATTATCTAAACGGGTATGTTGCATTAGAAGATTACTATACAATTGTGATTTTTGTTCTTGTGTCATAAAATAAAAATAAAAACAAATTTAAAAAAATAAACCCCTTTTATAAGGGGTTTAAAATTACTTGTTTGACCAATTAAAGTTCAATACAGTAAAAGAAACTTTTTTTGCAGACCAATCCAATTCAATTGAAAGAATTATAAATGCTAAGACTTTAACAGTGATATTGATTTCATCAATTTCCTGTAATTTTAACCAAAGGTTGTTAAATTTCATAATAATAAGTTTTTATACTATATAAATATAGTTAACTTCCACAATAATCATCACATTCATCTAACAATTCACCATCGTCATAAACTTCTTGGTTGTAATAGTCTTCGTCAGGGAAATTGTTTAGTGTCATATTGTTTTTATTTTAGATTACAAATATAGTGAAAAAATTTAATTATTAGGTTTTTTACCAATCAATTCCAGGACCAAATTTCCTTTCATCAATAATATCGTTTATATATAATTCAATATTGGGTAACAAATCTTCTATTCTATATTGAATTTCCGCCCTGATATTATCAAAATCATCTCTTAACTGAGTTCTGTAAATATTAATGAGAACTTTTATCTTACCTGACATTACAACATCAACAACCTCAATCTTATCAACAGATTCTAATTCGTGCAATTCATCCATTTCACCCATTCCCCATTCTTCAGATTCTTCCCTTAAACTATCTAATTTAGAATTTATTAATCCTTGAATTAAATTTTTTGTTTTTTCTAATTGTTTTTGGTCTATAATGTACTTCATATATTATAAATAGTAAAAAACATATAAAAAATATTTTATAATAATTTTGTGTGGTAAATAAAATGTATTATATTTGTCCTATGAAACAACTAATAATCATCATCACTTCTTTACTTACATTCTCTGTAACTGCTCAAGATATTGACTACAACAATTTTGATAACAAACGTCTTGAGCGTTTAGTATTTGAAGAATTAAACAAATACCGTGATTCTTTGGGTGTTGTTGATTTATTGTGGTCAGATGTAATGTATAAAAGTATTACCTGTAAGCAGACTTCAATCCTACAAAAAGGTTCAAGTTTATATCATCCCGATTTAAAAGTTTTATTTACCGATGAGTTCAGAACTTCATTATCAAAAGAATCTGAAAAACTTACAGGTATTAAGAGTCATAACAATTGTGCACCTAACTCGGTTACTATTTTAACTGAAAATATTATGTCGTGGACTTTGGAGGAAGTTACCTATGAAGAAATGGCTAAAATTGCCATTATGTGCTGGGATAGGTCATACATGCATAAATGTGCTCAACGATACGATTATATTGAGGAGGGAGGTGGTAAAGGGTTTGTATCAATTTCCGCAAAAATTAATGACTCTAAAACAACAATTTTTATATCTTGTAATTTTGCAACCGTTAAAAAAAATTTACCTACTATTAATTAGTAGGTAAATTTGTATTGTATTCAGGAAGAGTAATTATTAAACGTCTATTTATCGCAGTTTGAGCCTTTTTTTGTTCGTCAGTTCCTGTTACTTTTGGCCATTTTGCATTTTTATCATACATGTCAGTTTCACCAATCGGGTTAGGAACAAAATTTGTAATTTCAGGTAAGTCAGAGTTTAATTTTTGTAAAATAACTTGAGCTCTTGCTTCAGATAAACAAAAATTGTAAGAGTTTCTAGTTCTTCCTCCTGGAACTTCACAACCTGGAAATGTTGACCCATCTGCATTAGAATCCGCAGTTGGTAACTTAGGGTCTCTATCAATAGACGCTGAAGTAGTTACTAAAATACCCTTTCGACCTGTTTTTTCATCTTTATAGTTATTCAAAAAATTAATATAGTCATTATAAACATCTTCACCATACATTCTTTTTTGTTTTTTTACGTCGTTTATGAAATTTTCTAAGTCTTGGGGGCCAGTTCCTTCTAAATTTGTTGTATCAAATGTAAAAGGATTTTTTATATCTAAAGAAATTTTAATACTAACAGGCTTAGGTGGTGGAATAGGAGTAGGGTCTACTGTTTTTCCATGTGACGAATTGGGCCACCAATCACTTAAAAAAATTGCCATATTTTTTCTTTTAAATTTTCTAAATGACCAGTCACTAAAGTCTATTTGTGTGTAAGTGTTTTTCGAATCAAGGTTGTTTCTCATAACATACCACTCTTCTTTACTTTTTGGTACATAATATTGTAATAAATTTATTGTTGATGAATTACTAGGTACTCGTTTATTTACCCCGTCTCGACTTAGGATTTCAATATTCTTAGCGTCCAATACAACAGAACATAAATAAGGGTCAAATTTATCTATCTGAGGAGGTGCGTTATTTTCAGGATAGTTTATCATGATTGTTTGAAAACCTTTGGGAAATTTTGGAAGTACCTGATATATTCCTGGTTTAACTTGTTTGTCTAAAACTGAACTAAAACCTCCAAATGTTTCTACTATCGACATATTAGTAATAAATTGATTATTTGTCACTGTTTTTGTGTTTAAATCAACAGTAAAATCTTCAGGTTTTCCACTAATATCTACAGCACCTTTAGTTGTATAACCACCTTTATTTCTATCATATTTGATGTAATATAAATTTCCACTTGAGATTACAACACCAATACGCCCGGCGAATGATTCGTCTGGAACAGTATTACTATTAAATGGACCAAATTCAAAAGGTTTATTTTCATTTTCACCAGTGTTTACCACCTCTGTTTTAAGGGCATCTTTTCTAGGAGGTTCCTTTTTTTGTTCAAGGATTATCCCTTTTTTTGTATATAATGATAATATACTGTTTCTTTCGTTTTCGGTGATTAAAAATCTTTTGCTCATAAAAATGTTTTATTAATAAATATAGTCTTAAAAGAAAAAAAATGAAATAAAAAACCCATCTGATAGATGGGTTTAAATTATTTTTTATAAAATTTTTTATTCATAAATAGTTTCATCACTAATTACAACTTCATTTTTTGAATTTAACTCTGCGTAACGAGAATCAACTGGTTTTTCATTACAATATCTCTCAACAGTTATTGGGTCTGATGGTTTTTTTTCAATAAGATATTGTTTTAATTCTTCCTTTGTCTTAAGGACTTTTGTTCCTGTAACCGTGTATTTTTCGTTAGGACATGGTTTATAATCCTCAGACAATAATGGTTTAACATTTCCAATCGATGACTCCATTAATCCGTAAAATCTACGTTTATAATGTTCAACAGTTGTAACACCCGTTGTTACTGTTTGAGTATTACCAGTAGTCCCTGTAGTACTTGATTGAGTATTACCAGATGTAATTGTAGAATCTTCTTGTTCAGATATTATTCTATTTTCTAAAAGTTGATTTAACTTTTGTATGTGTCTTATTTTACTATAACTTTTGTTCATACTAATAAATATATTAAGATACAATAATGTTCACATCAACATATTGCCAGTCTCTGTTTATCATTGTTTTATATTGACCCAAATTTTCTATAATACAATCCCATACAGGGTTTTCAAACAATTCATCATTATCATACTTTATGTCATAAACCAAGTGAACCATATCATCATAATTTTCCATAAAATGATGAACCTTTCTAACAAGGTCATCAACAAATATTTTTTCAATTTCAAAAGTGATGTCTATTCTAAAAGATTCACTACTTTCCCAATACATTTCAAAGTTATCATCAACAATATATTTTCCATATATTGTATATATTATGCTGTTATTATCTCTGTATTTTATCTCAACGGTATCTGTATTTAAACATTTCCTTAATTTTTTTTCATTTTCTTTAGGAATATAAAACTCTCCTTTATTGAAATCATTTAATACTATAAGTGATGGACGTTGATATGATTTAATTGATACATTGGCAAAATTTCCAACAGTATCTAATTCATCATCAAGTAAAGAGCTGAG